GCACTCGCCGATGACCGGGCATGACCGGCATATGGCGAGCGCGGCCGCCTGTTCGTATGGTTTGCCGCTGAACCAGAGTTCGGGGTCGTGGTCGCGGCATGCGGCCTGATGTCGCCAGTCCATGGGTTATCGGCCGTCCTTTCGGTAGGGGTTGGCGCGTTCCACGATGGCGAGTTCGTCGAAGTGGTTCATGGCGTCGAACACGGCCTGTTTGCCTTGTTCGTAGGCTTCGGCGAGTTCGTCGGACTGTTCGGCGTCCATGATCGAACCGGCCTGCGGCCTTGTGAAGCCCGCCGTCCTGAGCCTGCGTTCGATCTCGTAGAGGCCGATTGGTTCGCTGTCGCAGGTGAAGACGATGCTCAGGCGTTTCATGACAAGTCCTTTTGCAGCGCGCGACGGCCGGCCTCGGTGATGGCATAGCGTCCGTATCCGACGTCTTGCGTGTATCCGCGTTCCTCCAGGGATTGGAAGGTGCGTCGGTGGTTGCCGTCGGCGGGCTGCATGTCGCCGTGCCTGACGAGCTGGAGCAGCACACTCTTCTGCGCGTAGGTGAGTCGCCGGCCGCTCATTTGACGCCTCCGCTGAGCGGGTCGATGAGCTCGCAGCTCATGGCGTCGATGCGCTCGCCGGTCTTGACGGTCATGCACAGGCGTTTGACGTCGCCGGTCTGCCGCACCTCCTGCGTGACGGTCTGCACATCCTGTTCGCCGAGCCGGGCCTGTTCGCCCAGCCCGTAACCGACCACGAACGCTGCAAACACACACACGAAGGCCGGCATGATCCTCACAGCCCATGGTCTACCGTTCCTCATTCCGTTTCCTCCGTCCCGTCAATGAGCGTCCATGCGCTCGCTGCCAGATTGACCCACCATTCGCGCTCGCTGTCGTCCATGGCCTTGCCGCTCTCGTGGGCAATCGGGCAGTCGCCGACCTGCTCGTGCAGGCGCATGGCGAGCCGTTCCGCCTCGTCCGGCATGAACGGCCTACGGTTTATGGACCGCTCGAGCTGGATGGCGAGCGCGAGCGCGTCGTCATGGCCTTGGGTGTATCCGATCACGTAGGCTTCGGCCGGGCTGTCGTTGCCGAGTCCGGCGTCGGCGAGCGCGTTCAACGCCTGTTGCGTCAGGTCGATGCTCATGCGTCTTCCTTGGTTTGGTTGGTGATTTGGCTGAATTGTTCGAGGTGGGTTATCCAGCGCAGCAGGGCGAGGGTGGCGGTGTCCCGGTACATGTCGTCCTGCGTGAGGCTGCGGTTCGCCGAGTAGATCGTGTTGCCGGTCTTGTCGGTTTCGATGTCGCCGAGTTTGATGGTGGTGCCGTCCGTCCGATCGCACATGATCCGAATGCGCGTCATATGCCCGCCTTTCTGTGTTTGCGTTCCGCCTTCCATTTCACGTGGTAGAACAGGAACGCGGTCAGACTGCTCATAGGCTCCCAGAAGTCACCGCAGGGCAGATCAAGTTGCCACCATTGACCGCAGACCGGGCAACGCCATACCGGATCACTGCCAGAGGGCTTGCAATACTGACTACTCACTCCACGCCTCCAGTTCGCTGATGTCGGTCGGAATGCCGTATTGGTCGTAGTAGAGGCGTGTGCTCATTGTTGGTTCCTTTCGTGTTCGATGAGGTGGTCGGGGCAGATGTCGCAGTAGCTTTTCTGGCTCATTGCGGTCCTTAGATGAGGTGTTGTTCGAGCATGAGGCTCCAGATGAGCGCGATGCAGGCGATGACCAGCGTGACGACGAGCGCGGCGAGCGCTATGGAGATGATGATGGCGATGGCGGTGCCGAGTTTTTCGGCGAATGTCTTTTTGGGTTCGGGTGGCTGCGTGTCCATGTTGAGTTCGGGGTGGATCATCGGGTTTCCTTTGGTTGGTTGGTGCTGAGCATGCGGTCGAGGTAGGCGGTGTAGTCGTTGCGGTCTCGTGTGATGCAGTAGATGCGTGTGTTCATTGCTTGTCTCTTTCCCGTTTGATGAGTTCGTCGATGAGGGCGAGGGCGGAGTCGGGGTAGCCTTGCTTGAGTTTTGCCCATGTTCTGGCTTCGACGCCGACGGTGTGGGCGACGAGTGCCGTGAGTATGTCGTACTGTTGGCGCGTCCACGCGATCTTTTCGCCGTAGTCGATGACTCGGCATAGGTACCATCGGGCTTTTTCGAGGTCTTCCAAGGGTCGGCCCTTGCTGTGGTAGCGCCAGAGGTATTTGATGGCGTTGCCGAGGCAGAAGCTGGTGTCTGCGGTCAGTTCGATGCACTCCATGCCCGGGTGCGAGCGTGTGTAGTGGTTTGGTGAGTTGACGGGGTCGTTGGCCCATGTGGTGTGCATGCTTACCAGTCCTTTTCGAGTTCCCGGCAGTCGGGGCAGATGGATGACGTGCTGTCGGTGAGCGGTGCGCCGCAGATCGCGCAGATGGTCGGATCGTTGGCCGGTTCGGGTCGGTGGGCTGCTTCCAGGAGGCGGCGGATGAGTTCGATGGTCTGCGGGGCGGGGGTTGTGGTGTGGGTGCTCATTGCTTGTCCTTGAGTTTGATGTGTTCCCAGTCGCATGACGCTCCGCCGGAGCTGGAGAAGCATCGGACGGCCGCGCTGCCGTCGGGCAGTTCGTACCAGCGGACGTATCCGGGGTCGGGGTTGTTCACGGTGCCCTGGCCGTCGCCTTTGGGTGTTTCTCCGCATGCCGTGAGCGCGAGGATGGCGAGGATCGCCGTGAGGGTTGCGGGTATTCGTTTGCGGGGGTTCATGATCGGGCTCCTTGGATGCCGGCTCGCATGATGTCGAGGTAGTTGGCGTAGTCGTTGCGGTCTCGGCGGATGCAGTCTTGGACTCGGTGGGTGCCTGCGTGGTTCTGGTAGGGGTTGTGGTCGAGGGCTAGGTCGCTGATCCGGTAGGTGCTGAGGTCGAGTTTTCTGTGGTTGGTGAGCTGGCGGAGCCAGTCGGGGTGGAGATGGGGGCCGAGTTGGTTGGTGAGTACGTCGATGTCGTAGTCCACGTTGGTGCCGGCCGGGTGGAGCACGTACTGGGATGCCTCGGTGTCGAGGAATGCGCCGAGGTTGCGGGCGACGTTCGCGTATCCGAATTCTTCGGGTTCGGTTTCCATGACGGTGTCCAGTAGCCCGTTGTCGAGGTGCATGCGCAGCACCTTGGGGTCGAGGTCGTAGAGGCTCACATGGTCGGGACGGACGGGGAGGATGAACCGGTCGCCGTCTTCGGTGCCGTCGAGGTTGGTGACGATCATGCCGATTTCGAGGATTTTCGCGTCGGTGCGGCTGATGTCGGTGGTTTCCAGGTCGATCCACAGCAGCTTGTGCGGCTTGCGTGGTGGTGTCGGCGGGTCGAGTGGGATGGTCTGGCCGCCTACGGTCGTGGTCTTGGTGGTGTTCATTCTTGGGTTCCTTTCTTGGTTTCCTTGATGTCGGGGATGTAGTCGGGCTGGTCCGAGGGTGGTTCGGCCGGGGTGCGGGTGCCGTCCGCGTTGAGCTGCTGCCAGCCGCCGGTGCGGTAGTAGACGGGGATGGTGGCGGGGTCTTTGCCCATGTGGACGAGGTAGCCGAGCTGGTAGGCGCGCTTGGGGTGGGCGTGGACCCATCCGTGGCATCCTGTGGTGCCGCTGCCGCAGAGTTGGAGCAGGTTTTCGGGCTGGTGGAGCCGGTCGAAGGGGTGGCTTCGCGGTTCCCTGTGGTGGATGCTGTCTCCGCTCCAGTGGCTGCCGGTTTCCCGGTCGCACATGGCGCATCGGTATCGGTCTCGCCTCTGTACGGTTCTGCGGGTCTCGGCTGTTGGCTTGCTGCTCATCGGCTGGCCTTTCGTTGGCATTCGTTGATGATTTCCTTGGCTTTTTGTTCCGGGTCGATGCCGGTTTTGACGCTGGCCCAGAAGTCGGCTCTCATCGCGTCGGTGAAGGTGCCTACGGGCACGTGGTCCCGGATGTGGCCGGTGATCCACCGGTCGTCGATGACGGTGCCGTCGGGCAGTGCGTGCCGGTATGGTTTCGGCTGGCTGGGCATGGTGTCCGTGTATGCGCCTTGGCGCAGCCATCGGCTCATGTTGGGCGCGTATCTGGGGTCGTCCACGGTTTTGGCGTAGGCGATGACGGCTCCGATGAGCTGCGCTTCCGTCACGGCGGACGTGCCGTCGTGCCCGGCCACGGCTGCGGCCCACGCTTTCTCGGCTTCCCGTCGCGAG